TCAGCCCTGCTGAGCGGATTTCCGCAATCCCGTCACGAGCGGCACGCCGTAGCCAACCAGGCAAAACTGATCGAGCGCCCACAGTACGACGGATTCGAAACCATCTCCCAGCGCGATCCGCGATTCCTTGAGCCACGGCGTGGAGGCGTCGCTAATCCCCACCAGATGGCTCCTCTGCGCAGGCCCGAACGCGGCGCCATAGCCCTGCTCGATCGATTGCCGGCAAAGATTCAAATCGCGGGAGAGCGTGAACCCAAAGCTCTCCGTTTTCAGGCTCGTCAGATTCTCCGGAGTCCAATCGGACGCCGCATAGTTGACCACGTGATTCATCGCCGGAGCGTTCACGTCGTTTGGATAGAGGACTTCGAAGCGGCAGTCCGGATAGGTCGTCTTCACGTACTGCCGGATGGCCGCCGTATATTGCCCGATAAGCGCCGGCAGGAACGCCGCTTCCTCCGGAACGCTGGACGGATTCACAGTGTTGTCGGTGATCACCTGCATGGGCCGCCCATACCGGGCCTCGAACGCCGCTTTCGCTTCCGCGTCGTAAAACGGCATTCCCACGGGGTGCCCATCTGCATCCGTCTCCGGAAAATACCACCACTGCACTTCGCCGAACTGCAGGTAGGGAACCAGTCCGGCGTTGGCTTGAAGACCTGCCATTTCCAGATACACATCCCGCCAATAAGCCAGACTGGCGGAAGAGAAATTGGTTTGCAGCGCGGGAGTATTCACCAATACCGGGTTGCCGTCCGGGTAACGCTGGGCGATCCCCGCCTCGACCGATGGGTCTCCATTTCCCAGCTCTGTGCTGAAGGACGCGCATGCGTCAATTCCGTACGCCTGCAGAGCCGCAAAATAGGCCGCGCACCAATCCCGCGCCGCCCGGTTGATTCTCGGCGTCGCCTCCAGGTCGGTCAGCCACTGAGGGTCCTTTCCACCGGACAGTAGCGCCTTGGGCACCGTGATGGTCAAGCCGCCGGCCGTGGTGCTCGCCGCCAGCGAGACTGAGTTTCCCGGCGCTCCCATGGCGCGAGCCTGAATCGTCAATGTGCCGCCGCTCGCTTGTGCCCAGACACCAGTGGAATTGAAATTGATGAGGAGCGCAAACGCGAGCGCAAGTGTCTCCGGCGTCTCCCCAATCACGTGCTGGTGCGAAATCGTCGTCCCATCCACAACAATCGACGTGGTCTTGCTGAACTCAGGGGCTCCCTGAAATGTGACGGTGCCCGACGCATAAGCATTCCCCGCCGCTGTCAGTTCATAGAACCATAGCGCGCCCACGTAGTGATTCGCCCTGCCCGTAAATCCGAGCGACTGCAGAATCCATGCCGTCCGTTCCGGAGCCAGTGCGATGGAGTGCTCCGTGTCCCAGTCGGTTGCTAGCGTCATGTTCCGTTCCTCCGGTAACGTGGGCAACTCTTGCGCGGGAATAGCGATCTCCAGAAAATCGAAAAAGAAATAGCGGCCGGAAGTGAAATCGCACGTGATCTCTACCGTATGAGTTCCCGCGTTCCACTGTCCGAGGGGATACCGGATCAGCGTGTCCTCGCCGTCGTATTGAAGGTTCACCGGGATCGGAGCGCCGCCGTCAATCGTTACCGAAATGGACCCGCCATTGGATGTAATTCGAGTCCCGAGATAGAGGCTATGCGTTTGGCCGGACTTATAGGTGCATCGAAGCGATCCCGGAGCTCCCGGTGTCTCGGATGGATTGGGCGGGGTCGGCGTGACGTGAATGGTCGAGCCGGAAAAATTGCCCACCGAAGCGTGCCAGTCGCCGGTGTAGCGAACCGACGAATCGGTATCCTCGATCCTATGGCTTCCCGGCCCCGCGATGGAATATTCCCTTCCGTTTCCCGAGACGCTCCAGTTCGAGACCACGACTTCGAACTCGCTTCGCTCAAAGGCTCCCGCGTTTAAGTCGGCGGCAAAGGTCCAGCGCATCTTCCGAACACTTTTCATCGCGGCTGCTGGAACTTCGGCAAGGCTGCCCAGCGGCAGAGTCACCTTCCAGCGTGACGGCGACTGTCCTCCGCTGAATGACGCGGATGGCTCGCTCCACTGCTCGGTCCCTGCGCCGGAAACAAAAGTGTAAACACTAAGCCGGTTGCCCGCGGCGCCGGAGGTGCTGGCGCCGGTCCGATTCCCCAGGTACGTGAGCGTGATGTTATGGCCGCTCGCATCGGCAGTAATCGTCGGTGAACCTCCGCTCGCTGGAGGAAGATTGATCGCAGCCGCCAGGGCTGCCAGAGCGGACTCCAGAGTGTCGTTGTAGTAGAGCTGGTAGTTGTATTGCTCGTTAAGAAACGAGATGCCAATGTAATCCCTATCCGTGGGAGTCCCGCCGAGGGTGAGTGTCGCCGTCGCCGGAACATAAGATCCTTCGACAGGCGTCGCATATGACGCAATTGGGACATAATAGATCCGCTCCCCGGAGCCGTCATCGGCCCAAATCCGGAGATGCGGCCAGGCGACCGTCGCGTAGAGAGGAGAATCGAGCGGAATACAATTGACCCGCGTCTCTTCGTAGCTCAGCGTCAGGCCGCTCAGATCTCCGTCGGGAAGAGAGCGGAACGCGGGATGTTCAAAGACATTATCCCGGTTCCATTCCACCACCGCCCAGTCAAACTGCTGCCGCCAGCATCCACTTAGCGTGAAACCGTTTGCGGAAGCGTTGCTCAGCGCGGCGATCGCGGATGGCTGAAAGAAATAGCACTGTAAATCCCGATCGGGCCGCAGCTTTTCCAGTATCTCGGGCATCTTAGAGACGAATCGTAACTGTGAGGTCGCTGCCCGGCGATGTGTTCTGTGTCTGCGATACCGAGGAGATGTTCAAGCCGATCTGGGCCCCTTCCGGAATAGGGCCGAGAACAAATCCATCCTGGATGTTCGAGATCGTCTGGTTCAGCGGAATCGTAACACTCGCGTACGTTTGTCCATTCACGGTGATTTGAACTTCGATCGGTGTGCTGTTGGGGGCCTGTTTCACCATCGCGAATACGTCTCGAACGGAGTGTGCGCTCTCCATCCTCAGGGGCGGCGCGGCATTTGTCTGAATTGCCAGCGGCCCTTCAACCTGCAGGGTGAGTTGCCCGCCGGACAGGGTTCGCAAACCGAGATCGCTTGTGCCTGTAAACGCCGTCAGTGCCGGTGCCCCGTTTCCGCGGGCGTTGGTCATGAAGAGTGCGGCGGCGGCTATCCGCTTATCGGGCAGTGAAATCGGAAAGCTATAGCTGCCGCTCGCCGGGCTTCCAAAGAACCCGGGAACGAATGGCAGAATAAATGTCTTTGCAGTGAGGTCATACGCCAGGATTCCGGCGGCATGATCGGCGGCCTCGGTCCCATACGCTCCTCGCGTCACCGTGTACGTCAGCCGGTCTTCGCTGACGGACTGAACCAGCACCAGCTCGGAATCGATCTGCGCCAGCCCTCCCACCGCGCCATCGCCCGGGGCGCCAAGCTGGATCGACGTGTCCGTTACGCCAATCCCGCCGCTCAGTGTGGTGGACGGCTTACCTTTCAGCTCATCCCAAAAATGAAGGGTGAGCGTACCGGCGGAAATCGTCTTTGTGTTTGTAAGTTGACTGAATCCGATGGCCTGTAACTCGACAGCGCCCTCGCCCGTCGGTGACAAGCCGAAGCTCGGAGCTGGCGCCACGTCGTCGTCGGCGGGCTCCGTCGAGACTCCATCGATTTGCCATCCCGTGATCGGCGACAACAAAGGGTCCGTCTCCTCATTTCGCACGGTCGCAGCCCTCCCCGAAATTTCTACCGTCATGCCTGGACGATCCGGAACGGCGAACGTCACCGGACTCGTGCTTCCTGTAGACCCGAACTGCCATGACGAATCCACCACGACGAAGGTGCTGGTGGAATCCGGCGGGACAGTCCAATTCGTTGCCGTAGTGATCGTCGTGGGACTGTTCGACGCGATTTGCCGTTCCTGCCCTTGCCCCGCTCCGGAGACGATCCTCACTGTGGCGCTTTGAAATTCGTTGGGAGCCATGGAAAGCGCGCTGCTCCCGATCGTACTCGCCGAGAAGACGTCCGCATCGGCCGCTGGTTGCCGCTCGAAGCGCCAATAGAAATTGGCGTGGTCGAAGTTTGCGTCGGGAGGTGGAATCAGGCTTGGTGCGAGTCCTGCGTCCGTGAACGTATCTGTAATCGCCGGCACAGTTGCAATACGCAGCAACCGCTGCGGAGTGCCGCCGCGGTAAACATTGAACCCGGCTGCCTGTGGCGAAAAGCTCAGGCTCTGAAGCGTGACCGCATTCGTATTAGTCCCGGCGGGTATTGTCGCCGCCACCAGGAATGAGAGCGCGCTTTCGCTGCCGCCCTGATCGAGCGCGCTTACGGCGTAGTAAAGCGTCTGCCCGCCCGCAAGCGTCCCTCCTGTAAATTGGATCACCGGGTTGAGACCCACTAGAGGGATGCCGGCTGCCGAAGAGCGTGGCTTTGCCGGCGCTGCAAACCCCACCGTCAGGTTCACGGTGTAGCTGCCGTCGGCGCTCTGCGTGTCGACTTCCGTAATCGCGTATTGCGGATTTCCGCTGCTGTCGAGAATTGCGCCTTCGAGCGGCCTGGGCAAATTGGCACCGGAATTGGGCTGACGTCCGCTCCCGGATGTCCCTAACAGCGCATTGGGACCGTACCAGGCGTTGTCGTGAATCTGAGCAGTGATCACCGCGGTGCGAAAATTTGGCCCCGGGGAAATCCGGAGGATCCGGAATAGCTGCCGTTCCCATCCTTCGCGCGCATAGGTCATCGTCACCAGGTCTCCGGGATTCAATCCCACCGCCTTCACACTGGTTTCAAAATCGATATAAGTATTGCCGCGAATCGATTTGTTGAGTTGAAGCGTGATCGCCCGGCCCGCTTGATTGAAGTTCGGCAGCCCCAGGGCGGCAAGGGACGTGGTAATTTCCTGTCCGCTCAGCAATGCGTCATCCACATCGACAAGGGAGATGCTGTCCTGTTGGTATTCGTTGAACTCGTCCTGAAACTCAACGGTCATGCGGTTAGGCGTATCGGCCGAGTTTCGGGAATAGACTCGCAGGGACGACTCACCGCCGGGTTTACGCAGAATCCCGCCAAATGCCGAATCGCCGAATTCGTACGCGGGCCACCCGCCGCCAATCATGCCCGTGCTGTTACTGCCCGGCGCGAGGGTCGGTTGCTGTTGAGCGATCGACCCCTCCACCTTCAGTTGTAAGAGCCCTCCGGCGCTCAACACCAGGTAGAGGCTCGACCCGTTCCGAATACCGCGCACCACATCCGCCGCGCTGCGCCGCCCATTCAGAATGAGATTGCACTGGAACTGCGGGGCCAGCGTCTGGTTTCCATTCAGGTCCACCGCGGCCACCGGCGTGTCGCAGATCTCCGCTGTCGCCGCGAAACTTGTCAGATCGATTTCTTCTTCGCGCCATCCACTACGCCGCAGAACGTCCAGAATTACCCATGCCGGGTTGTTGGTGAACGAGGTGTCCTGCCACTGTCCCGACGAGTTATACCGGTCCAACCGCATTCCCTTCACCAACACATGAATGTCCGGCAGCGACTGCCCGCTTGCAATCCGGTTCGGAACCACGACGGACATAAACGCCATGCTTCCGTACGGATCTCCCAGGGGATTGCCCTGCGCATCCGTGAAGTCGGGATTGAACGCGCCGCCCCGTTCCCCCGGACTGACCAGGTTGTACCACCCCGTGGCCGTCATATTGGCGCCGGGCTGACCGGCGGGAATCTCAATACCGTTCACGACCACCTTGAGAACGCCTTCAATCCGCCCCATGCCAAGCAGCACTTCCGTCCGCGTCAGATTCCCGTCGTTTCTCGAAAAGACCACCGGAGGCTGGAACCACGCAGTCCCATAAATCAGCGGCACGTAGTCGTTGTACCGGGCCTGATTGTCCAGGACTGGAGACACATGGGAGCCACTCTCTCCGTAGCTCCGGACCTGCACCAGCGACGGCACGAACTCTATTCCGCCGAACCGTGCAGTCTGGCGCCCCGCGCTATCCGTCGCGAACATGCCGCGTTCCTGGCACTGAGCCCGCGAATAGTCGCACGTCGTAAAGGCGGAACCGCCATTCAGATTGCCCGCCCCACCCTCGCAGTCGGCCGAATAGCCGCACCGGTAAAATGCGTCGAAACGCCCCGCTGTGCCTCCGCTCACTGCTTCCTGCCGCTGAGCGAGAGTCCCTGGAAATGTCCAAGGGCATCGCCGCTGTATGCGCACGCTCGGCAGATATACTCTTTGTAAGTTGAGGCGGTTCAGGAAACTGAGACGAAATGTCGATTCGGTGGATTCCTCCGGAGGATTCGCGACACCCCAAAACAGAATCCGGCTTTCCGAAAGCGCCGTCTGTTGAACCAGATCGAAAAATACAAACTGGATCTGTGCCTGCGCCCCTTTCCATCCGACATTCCTTTCGATCTCGGAAAAGATGGAATCGGCGTTTGCCAGCGTAATCGACACCTTCGCAAGACTGTCAATTCCCTGATCAGAGGATGCGCGCAGGTCGAATAAGTTGTGCTGAACCACGCGAGCGGAGTAGTTGACTCCGCCATAAGTCACCGCATGCGTACTGACCCGTTCCACTTGCCCGGAAGCAAGGGTGATGTCGAACAGGAACAGCGGCGTTCCGGGTGTTGTCCGCTCCTTGAGTGTGACGATGGTCTCCATGTCAGTCCGCGAGTAGGCTCACCACCGAGATCGTGGCGGAATACTGGTTCACTCCGGTAGCGGTCAGCTCCAGGGAATCGCTGTCGAAGCGGCTATTCGGATATGTCCCGCCACGTCCGGTGGTGGCTTTGTAGAGGCTTGGCGCCCTTTGCGCCTCCACCTGAGGCCCGAACACCGATGCTCTCTCTCCCGGCGCCAGAGTAATACCAAACAAGAGCGGAGGGTCCCCGCCTGAAAGCGATCCGCTGAGCGCCACTCGCCTCCACTCTGGCGTTGCTGTCACGTCTTGAGCAGTCCGCGACGTTTGGTTGGAGATAGACATCTCGACGCTGGCCGCGGATTCGCTTCGAATAAATACACTGAAGCAATAAAGCAAAGAACCCGGCGCGATGATGGATTGCCGGATTCCTTGGGCGGCCTGGCCCGTGTTGGTAAGTTGGAACGCCCCGGTGCCAGAGTTCGGATCCGGCTGCCCTCCCTCCAGCGTAATCAACGGGTCTACGGACCAGGCGGGATTCGTTAAGTCCGCGCTCCACAGGAGGAGATTATCCGTCGGGTCCGTGAACACAAATGGGTTGAGCCGCCCCTGGGCGGCTTCGAAAAGGGTTTGGAGTGCGCCACACTCCTGCTCCGTTAAATGAGAGTAGGAGAGTTGCCATCGTACCGCGCCGAATCCATGATCGGCCTCACGCACGTTTCCTCCGTCCGCAAGCCAGTTGATGATTGTTCGATGAGATTCTACGCGGTGGATTGGAAACTGCGCGATCGCGCCGCTTGGCAGTTGAGGATAGTAGAGTATGCTCACGGCCGGTTCTCTCGAACAATCAGTTGCGTCTGTCCGCGCATTTCTGCATCGAAGGTTTCCACAAGCGTGCCGTTATCCAGACTGCAATTCGCGTAAACAGTCCCGGTGTGGGGATCGGTAAATGAAAATTCGCCTGACCCGCCCGTCTGAGTTCGAAACAATTCGCGAATTTGATGCATTTCCGTCTCATCCAGCAGACTCAATTGGATCGTCCAGGTATGCAGCGGAGCGGCGTAGTCGCCGAACCTCTGCTCGGAGCCATCCACGAAGCGTAGGATTTGGGTCGAATAGGTTCCGGTTTTCTTTGCCGGATACTGCGCCACCGCCCCGGTCTTCAGCGTTGGAAAAGTGTTCATCGTTTAAATCCCAGCCACTACGTCGTTCAACGAATTCGATTCGAGCATCGCCTGGCGCACCGCCCGGGCGATGTCGTCGCTATGGTCTAGAAATGACTTACTGTCCATCGCGTTCACCTGAACCGTGATCTGGTGCCCGCTCGCTTGAGAACTTGCCTGTCCGGCGCTCCGTGGCAGCCCGTTGGCGCTGTAGTCGACTGCCGAGATGCCACTCGTGCCGCCTCCGTCAATACCGCCTTGAAACTGGACGCTTGACGGCATCTGAAAAGGAACGAGCGGCGGTGGACCGCTGCTCCCGCCGCCAAATAGGTTCATCAGTCCGCCGATGAGCGAAGGAATACCCAAGCCGCCTCCGAGAATTCCACCAAGAATGCCGCCCAACGATCCTCCGCTCGAACCTCCTCCCAGAAATCCCGTGAGGGTTTTTAGGACGGAAGTCAACTCTGAGTTGTCCGAATTCGCGCTCACCAGTCCGTTCAGCACTTGAGTCTGCGCGGCCAGCTGTTCCAGAAGATCCTGCGTTGTCGCGCCTCCGGAGGATGACGGGGCGGAGGTCACCGGCAGCGTAAGGGGATCCACCAGGTTCTGCTGGTTCGACATTCTCGGCGCCGCGTTCCGGCCGGCCCCCAGGCCCGCAAACGTCCCGAGATTGGCCAGCAGGTCTCTGGACGACGGCGTCGAATTGAGTAATCCGAAAAGAGCTTTATCTTGCTTGCTTGGCATCGTTCCTTTCCGCCTGTAGCTCCTGCTCCAGCACTAACAGGGCATCCACCTCGCGTGCGGACATCGACTGAATGTCGGAAGTACCCAGGGCTTTCCACACCTGGAATGTCTCCAATAAGCCGGAGCTTTGCGGCGTAATTACCGTCTTCGGGCACCGCGTTGTCGCGATTCGCTTGCGCGCCCAAACGACTCGCTCCGGACCAAGCTCTTCATCCGGGAGCCATCCACACCGCCGCGTCTTTTCCAGACCTGCCTTCCTGCATTCGTCGCACTTCCATCGGTCTGGATCGGAAAACTGAAAGTGAAAGGCGACCGTTAGTTTTTTCTTTCTTCCTCCGACAGTCCGATCTGCCGCCTGACCGCCGCCGCGATTTCACGCGCCAGTCCCTCGGGACCGCTATCGATCAACAGGTCCGCTGTTGCCTCGAATCCATCGATCCGCAGACCGTCCAGCCGGATCAGTCCCCATCGGATATAAAGCGCCTCGATCTCGTTTGCCAGAAAATTCGCCTCAATCTGGTCTTTGAATTCGTTGCCGGCGTCTAAATATTCGCTCTTCGCGCTCAATTCACGCACGCTCCGGACCAGTTCGTTCCGCCTCGCCAGCGAAACTCGCCGGATGGTGTAGCGCACCCCGGCAATCGACTGCGACGCGAACGTCAGCGTGCTTTCGTAGTTGGTAGCCTCATCCGAATGCAACATAAATCTCGTCGTCCGCCGTTCCCTGGGCGCGGCTGTCCGCGAAATTCCATTGCAGCCGCACCTCCTTGTCGTCATATTCGGGAACTTCCGGAACCATGCTGCTCATGTACACCCCGAACAACTGGCCTGGCTGCTGCCCCAGCTGCAACATCACGCTCATCGGCGAGCGCTGTCTTGCGGCCTGGTACAGCGCGCGCGTTGGTGCGTCGTCCGTTTGATAGAGGCTGAGCTTCAACGAAATCGTGCGCTCTCCGGGAGCGATCGCGCGCGCCGTCATCGATCCCAGCTCCGTCGCGCGGAGATCCAGACCGTTATCCATCGTGAGCTCGGCGCCCGTGAGCGTCAAAAACTGGTTTGGCGCCGCGCCTAGCCACACCTGTCCAAGATGTCCGGGAATAATCGAATAGTTCAGCGGTTGAACGGCCGGCTCGGCGGGGTATTGCGACAGCCCCGCTTGCAGGCCGCTGAAACTGGCGCTATCTAACAAATCGGCCGCCTGCCCGGAGAACACGAACTCATGAAAATCGCCATTCACCTTGATCTGCGTCCGATTTACCGCCGCGCCGTAAAGCGTTCGTTGAACCGCGCCGCTGGGATCCCAATAATCGAAAATGCTCACGCTCGGCAGCGCCGTCCCTGGTTGATAAGTTGCCGTGGGACCCGTCGAGGTGCTCGAATTGAACGCGCTCGAAAACGGCGCATTCAGGATCACCGTGGTCGGGTTCGCGACGGCGGTTACGAAGCGAATTTCTCCGGCTACCGCCACAGCCTGTCCTGGGTTAAGCCCGTGCGGAACGGCGAAGCTTACCGTTGTCGATCCGCTTGCGCTTGTGACGGCCGCTCCGCCTCCGTTGAGCACTGCATCGCTGCCCAAGGCGGCTTCGAAGAGCGCGCCATGCGGCGGGGGTTGTGTCTGGTTCGTCCAGGACGTCATGTACGTTTCAAGCTGAAAGGAGGTCTTCCACCGGAACCCGCTTGGGTCGCCCAGAAACGTCCGTGTCCCCGTCTTGTCCTTGCGCTGGCGCCGCTCCACCGCTTGTCTCGCGCCCAGGGTGATGGCCGGTATTCGATTTTGAGCCGTCACTGCGGCGGCATTTCCGTACGAGGCTTCCCTCGCCACATAAAACCGGTTGTTGTTCGATGAAATATAAGACATGGGTCTTCAATCCGCCTCAGTTGAGGCTCACTTGCAACACGAACGAGATTTTGGCGGACTGTAGCAGATTGCGGCCGCCTTTCTTCACCGTTCCGTAACTCACCTCATAACCCCCGCCGTGGAACATCCCGCCGCCCCAGTCCCCCCGGTTGGCGTCAAGCACATTCGTTACGGCCTCCACATAGAGTTGCGTTTGTGTCTCGAGCCCTTCCAGCCGGTCTTGCGATACCCGAAGCTCCACTACCATGTGCGCCTCGCCTGAGAAGCCACGGAACTTTTCGCGCAGCAGGTTCACCACTTTTTCGCAGTAAATATGCGCCGATGGGTACCGTGTCGCCAGCGCCCGCTCGGCGATCTCCGGCGAAACGTTTTGAGGCACAATCTGACTGATGTTGATCGGAGCCAGAGCGATGTCGGCGCTGGCCGAAAGCGACGCTACCTTCGCCGGCAGTCCCGTACTGGCCGTCAGAAGGCCGCCAAGTTTGTTCGTCGTGACGCTCGCTACTTGTGACATGGTTTTCTCATCCGCGCGGCAGAACGTGGTCGTCCGTGACGTACCGGTCGGGAGTCTGTCCGGCGCCGGAAGGTTGGCCCGTGACCAGGTTGCCCGGCATCGTCCACGCCGCCCCGAGCGTCAGGGGCGTGGAATTCTGCAAACTCATCGAACCTGGCGACGTCCCGGCATAGGCATTCCACCCCGTGGCGTATTGCGGCGCGTTTCCCGGCGCGGTGATGACAAGTTGTGTTCCCGGCGCGGTATTAAGCTGTGACTGCTGGCTCGGCGCGCTCTCCTGTCCTGTTTGATTGACCCACGTCACCTGAACAAAGTACTGGGCGGAAACGCCGGAGCCGGGTACGAACGTCAAAACCGGCGCCGCCGGCGATGGCAGCCAGAACGTGGAGAGCCCAATTCCGGTCTCATAGAGCAGATCTCTCGCGTCCTGCTCCAACTTCAGATACTCTTGCCACTTCTTCATGTACCGGTCGTTGAGTTGGTTGTTGTACGCGTCGCGATACACGGCGGCGAGCGTCCGCATGGCATGCCACTGGCGAAGGCCGTCGGTCACCACAACATCATTTACTCCGGTCTGCCGCCGGGTCGTATCCTGGCCGCAGTTCCAAGTCAGAAGAGGGCTGCGCGTCTCCCGCCGCAAGAGCAGAGCGAGAATTTGCAGCCCAATCTCGCTCTGCGCCAGCGCGCTCTTACCGTCCAGATCAATCTGCTCGGCGCTGGCGACGTCGAGAATGCCGTTTTCGTAGTTCGCCAGGTCCTGCTGCTGATTGATGAGGCCGTCGTTGAATAGTGCCATTCTCGCCTCGCGTCCTCAGCCCTAATCCTTGGCTGGTTTCTTCGGTTCCTTAACCGGCTGAGGAACCACGCTGATCATCACTTTGCCGGCCAGCGCCTGCTCCGCCGCCTTCTGCCGAAAGGCGTCCTGGGCGGCTTTGTAACCCGCGGTTTCCTCCGCGGTCGCCAAACGCGCTCGCCCCTCCACCAGCAGCCTCGCCGCCAGCGCGCGGGAAACCTCCGTGCGGGCGCCCGCGCGTCCTCCATCCGGGGTTTCCTCGCTCACCACCACCGTGGGATCTTCCGGAATTGCACTTTCCACTTCCTTCACCTTTTGAAAAAATACTCTGAGATCCATAAGCTCCCTTCGCATTCCACCGGCAACAAATCGCTCGCACGCCGCGGGGACGGTCCACTTGGTCTCGGCAGCGAGGGGACGCCGGGGGCTGTCCCACCGAGCCCCCCAACCAGGCAAAGCCCGGTGACCGCCGCCAAACCACGGGCCGCCGGGCCTATCCCCACTGTCCCGGCCGCCCCGGGGCAACTCGCCAGAGCGCCCCCATCGACGGAACTAAGTCGTAACCTGAACCGCAAACCCGTTCCGCAGCACGCCGCACCCATACAGCACGTCTACCGTGAACTGCTGAGCCAGCGTATTGGGCTGATAGCTCATGACCACGCGCATCCCGAAGTTACCCAGCTCGGCATATTCGGCAATGGCGCCGGTTCCGGGCAGGGGTTTCGGCAGCCGGCGAACCACCAGGCCGATCGCGTCCCGCGCAAACGCGAGATTATGAGTCGTCACCGGCCCGCTCCCGGTCGTCGGAACAAACTGCGAGCGGAAGATGTAGAAGTCCTTCATCTTGCCGACCGTCCCGTCGACAAGCGCCCGCAGGCCCGCTTCGCCCGCCGTGTAGAACTCGCTGAATCGCGGAATCTGGCGCAGAGCCGAATAGGCATTCGAATCCACCACCAGGTATTTGTCCATGCTGGATGGCACCTGCGCTTGGAAGAGCGCGGTTTCCGCCTGATCGATCGTCGCCTCCGTCGGCGGAGTTGCTCCTGCGCCGATCGGCGTGTTCGCCGTGAATTGCGGATAGAGCTTCAAAAGATCTGACTCAATCCGCTGCGCCAGCGCGACTACGCCCGGCTGCATGTACAGCTTCAAGAGATCCGGCGTCGCCAGGCACTTTGTGACGTCGGGGATCTGAAAAGTCGCCTCCACGTGCGTGTTGAGAACGATCTGCGCGTTCCCCAAGTTCGGATTCTGCGGCTGCACCGCGCCGCCCTCCGCGATATTGTTCGCAACCAGCGTTGGAGGAATCGGTACGTTGACTGTGTCGCCGGTGTTAGCCAGCACCGGTTCGTAGTCGCGATTGACCAGGTTCCCCATCACCAGGTTTCCCATCAGTGCCGGTAGCGCTTCCACCGCCACCAGCTTTACGATCGCTGTCGCGACGTTTGCTGAAGTGATATTCCCCATCTGTTCTTACCTGTCTCCTTCTTGTTTGTGGCCCCTCCGGGCCGTTACCGTCCTCGCAAGGTCTGGGCGGCTACGCGGTAGATTTCTTCCCGCGCCCGCTGCAATTCTTCCGGAGACATACCCGGTCGAATTTGATCAAGCGAAACACCGCTCCCTCCACCGGAAGCTGTCTTGGAGGGCGCTCCGGCGCCTGACCCGCCAGTCATGCGCGCCGGAAGCAACTCCGGGTTCTCGGCTACAAATTGCGTAAGGTAGTCCTTGAGCCCGATCTCTCCATTCCCACCACGCGCGATCAGACGTCCGTCCTCTCCGCGTGCGATCTCATCCTTCACCGCGCGAAACGCAAGATCCACCTTCGCCACGCCCAGTTTTTGCAATTCGGCGCGAATGGTGGAACTTCGGTCCGCCTCCTCGGCGGCCGCGCGGGTCTTCTGGTTCTCTTCCACCAACTCATTCAAGCGGCGTTCCAGCGCCTCGCGCCGCTTCCGCTCCTCGATCAACTCCGCCTTGTAAGCCGGCTCGGCCTTCTTCTGCTCCGCGCGTGCGAACTCCTCCACCGCGTTGCGAATAATGGTCGGGATGTCCAATCCCGGCTCATTTTTCCTGTTGTCGATTTCTTCCATGTCAGTTGCCTCTTTCCCTCTGCTCCCGGACCTTCTCATCCCGCCGCGTCGATCTCTTTCGAAATTTGGTCCTTGATCGATTGCGGAGCGTCGCTGAGGTACTGGGCGGCCAGCGTCTTAAAGATTTCCTTCTTAAGCGTCGGCGACTCAATCCCCAGACTCAGAAGCTGCTGCGCATCGGCAAGTTGAGCGCTGAAATCGCCGATTTCGAATTCGTCAAGGCCGGTGACCTTTACGGCGATTCCTTCTTCGCGCGCCGCTTCAATCGCCTTTAGGACGCGCTTCAAACAGTCCTTCAACCCATCCCCAAACGCCCTCAGCACCTGTTCAGTGATCGAAAAGTCCCACTGTTTGCTCAACCCCGACTGTTTGTCTCCGCCGGATACCGATCCGCCCGCCTGCGAGAGATAGCAAACCCGGTAAATCTCCTCGCGCAGAATTCCTAGGTTGTCGAGTGCGATCTGATAGACCTTGCCCTCCGGCTCGGTCCATCCGAATTTGTCTTGCGGGCCGAGTTGGATGAAATAGCTCTCGCCCACCATCTGCGTCCAGTCGCGCTCGGAGAAAATCACCGGCATCGCAAACAGCCCCATCGTCAGGGCCCAGGAGAGCGCGTTCGATTTGTTGAAGTGCTCAAGTTGCAGGCGCCCGGCGCGGTTCATCAGCCAAAGACCCTCCGGCACTTCGAGATCAAACAGCGGAACGCGCTTTTGTTTTGCCAGACCGTGCAGCCCGCTCGCCTTCAGTTCCACGTTTTTGGGAGTGGAATCCCGGTCCCACTCTCCGAGCCGCAAAGGGTCGTCGGGCTTTGTTTGCTCATAGATCCGGTAGCGCTCGCGGTCGTAATAGACCCAGCGGGTTGAAGTAATCCATTGCTGGTCTTCCACTCGCTCCTTCGTCAGGTGCGACGTTCGCAAGACGACCCACTCGTAGTTGCCGTGCCCGTCTACACTCCAGTTGATGAGATTCTCCGGCGTGTATCCCACAAGATAAGCTCGCGACGCTCCTGCGGCGTCTTCCTCCGCTCTCGTATCCACGGTCTTGTCGAGCCTCGGGAAATCCACCAGCACGTGGCTTTTCCCGTAAATCAGCGTCTCGACGAACCGCAGCCGGAAGAACTCGCTCAGACTCGTCCCTCGTAAGTCGCAGTCTTCCGTGAAGTCGGCGAAAAACCTCTGTCCCGATTCGAACCCGCCTGTGAACTCGAGCACTGGCTCCCGCCGGAAGAGCGTCGCGATATACCAATCGATAATCGACCCGACGTAGTTCTCGTAGAAAACCCGCAACAGCCGTTCCGCATAGACGTCGCGCGGTTCCTTCTGTCGCGGGATCAAGTACTGATCCGCGCGGGACCGTAACTGTTCTCCGCCGGCGTAGAGATCCGAGTAAGTACGCCACGTTTCCCTCCGCGCGCGGTAATCGGGGTGCTCCCCGTTGATGTTGAAATTTTGGTCGGTCGTCGATGCCATTCGTTTTCCTTTGCGGTCCGCGCCGCTATAGCAGCCTTTCCCCGCGCTCGCCGTAACTCGGTTGCGGGCGGCACTCCTGCCACACCAGATACCCCAGGGCGTCTGACAAGTGCGTCCGCCGCGGATCGCGCTCTTTATCGATCACCATGCTGTCCGGCTTGAACATTACTTCCTCGAAATCGCGGACCAGTTCCTTACAACGGCCATCGATGGTTAATTCCGAATCGCCCGCGGCGGACCGGAACTTTGCGTTCATCATCGCCACCCGCTCCCGGACACTCGGATTCACCGTAGGAACCCGGAACTCGACCCTCCGGTAGCCGGTCCTCGCCAGATAATCCCGGACCATCTTGTAGTCCGACGTCCCACTCGTCTGCTGCCGCGCCCCCGTCGCATCCCCGTAAATCACCAGCCGCTCCGGATACTGCGGATATCGCGAGCGGAACTCTTCGCAGGCCTCGGTCGTGCTTGCTCTTCGCAGCACGATCTCGTCGATCACCCGGATCTCAGCCCCGCTTCTCTGCGCCAGTACCGAGCACATCGGATCCACGTTGAAATCCAGCGCCCAAAGCAGCGGGAGCGCCGGGTCGATCGCCACGTCCCTCATGTTTCTGCCGCGGTCGAATGCCTCATAAACCCGGCCGGCGTTCAGGCTGAGATATTCCCCCAATGCCTCCTGCGCAAAAAAGCGCTCGTCATAGCTGCGCTTCAGCCGTTCGTAATAGTCCGGCACCCGGTCCAGGACGAAGCGGTTCTCAAACGCCTTCGCGAAGATCGTGTCGTATCCCTCCGCCGGTTCTTTCACGAACTTGCGGTACACCCAATCGAATCCCTTGGGCGTCCATACGGCGAAGCCGCATAATCGCTTTGCTTTCGGGTCCCGCAGCCTCCCCTCCAGCCGGAGCCACGCGTCCTCGGCGGTGTATGTCAGCTCATCCACGCCAAACCACGCAAGATTGGTCCCGCGCAAACGCTCGAAATCATCCAGCGACCGGAACAGAATTCGCGACTTTGTCTCGTGCATCAGCAGAGTGTTCTCCGCTTTGTTGTACTCGTACGGAATTCGGTTCGCACCCAAAATTGACAGCATCGATGTCAGCGTCGAGTCCCGCAGCAT